CCGCCCGCACCTGGGCAGACGAGGCTAAACTATGAACCATGAAAAAAATTACTTATCGGCCTTTGGCTTGGTTAGTTTCTCAGCTGCGCCGCGCTCGATGAGCCATTCGGCTACGCCGTCAGAAACTTCTACAATATCGCCTTTTTTACAAGGCTCGCCAGCGATGAACTTTGCGCATGTCAGTTTGATTTTCATATAATTAGGCTTGGTAAGATACTAAGATCGCGGTCATCGCGAACGTGTCGAATTCGTCTTTGTCGCGAGCTACGGTCACGTCCTTGACAACGAGCGTCGAAGCTGTGCCGCTGCGGTCGAAGTCGTGAGTAAAATCAGTTCCTTCGGGCGGAAGAACGGTCGCAGCCAAAGCGCGTTGCAGCGTGTAGCTGATCTCGATTTGATCCGAGCCAGCGCGAAGCATGAAGTCAGCGCGGTCGCCATTGGCGTCGGTGCGACTAATTATGCGGTTTTCTTTCGATGCCCCAGATACGGAGTCTGCGATGTAAGCGATAGCGTCGATAGTTACGGTTTCAAGCCCTTGACCGAGGCTTGCGGTTGTTGAATATGGAATTGACATGATTTGAGTTGGTTATTGGTTTGAGATTTGTATCCAGATTACAACTACACCCAGGCAGTTGGCAAGATTGAAAATTGAGAGTCAAAGGTCAGCGTCGTCTCGTCGTAGATGCCATCTACTGAATGACTTGTGCCGCTTGGCCGAAAGAACTGGATCGCGTAGTATTCAAGATACGTTTCGAGCGCCGAGCCTTTCGCTTGCGATAAGCTCACGACTTGGCGAACAAGAGCGACAAGCTCCTGGTGTCTCGATCTTAGCCCCTCTGAAATATCGCCTCCATCATCAAAGCGTTTCGTGCGAACGATGAACTCGAACTCTGCCGCGTATTGATCGTATCCAGGTGTGTCTCCGCCTGCAGGTGATGGATTGTAGTGGCCAGTCACTGCGCCTGTCGTCATTGTAACTCCAGTATAGTCGTCAGGGAGCGTCTCAAACTGAATCGACTGCTCGCACTCGACGAGGTTGTCAGCGAGCCAGAGACGCAGAGCGCCTTCGATGTTTCCTTCAAAGTTGTAAAGTTCGGCTAGGCTCGCGGCTGGCATATCTGTATCCATAAAATGGATACGCTGATTTGTCAATTCATTATCGAAGCCCAGCTTTACGCGCCGCTTCTGGAGTGAGCTTCTTCAGTCGCTTCTCCATCAATATCAACCGATTTCGCTTAATCATCGGCAGTAGACGTTGCGCCGACTGTAATCCCGCCGAACTAGCCCGCATTACTGCATACCAGGATCCATTTAGCTTTGCCATTCGACCAGAGCCGCGAGCCGTTCCTCGGTGATTTTTTACCCACTTCGGCACGTTCTTAATTCGCTTCGGATCAATCGCTGATGCGGCTTTCGCTGGCGCGGCTTTCGCCATGCCGACGCGATCAGATAGCCGAATAAATACTGAGTCCCAAATCTCTTTCGTTATCCACATTACCTTTCGAGACTTCCATCGCCCTATGTCCTTAGAGTTGCCGCCTTTCATTTTTCCTTGCACTCGCCCATCTGATCGGCGCATAGATTCGTGGAAGTCCAGCGCTTCGCCCACTGAGTCGTAGTTTATGTAATCAACATCCACTAAGTAAGGCACTCCCGCTTTAGTTCTAAGCGTTCGGTTGATATTTCGCTTTGATTTGGTGACTTTATGTAAAAACTCTAGATAGCCGCGCTCACGGATTCTGAAAATGATTCCCATGTCTGCGATTATCGCGTTTCTACCTGCATCCTTGTCTGCCTTCGTGCCCATCGTAGCTCGTCCGAATGTCGGAAGTTTGCCCTTTGAGTATGGCGGCGTGAACTTTGCTACGTCGCGCATAAAGAATCCGCCCTGCTCCCGGACAAACTCCTTTTCGTCAATGTTCATGCGCTTGGCGAGATCGCGAATCTTCTTTTTAAAGATCGCGTCGTCCATCGTGATCATTTTCTTAGCCATCGCGCTTAGTTTCGTTCTGCGCCGTCAATTCTACGTTGCCTGTTGACATATTGACTTCAGTAATGATGAAAATTTCGCTGGTATTGATTCGCGTTAGTCGCTGTGTCTTCTTCGGCGTGACGCTGAGTGCAAGATCCGGAATGACGAGCTTGACTGTCGGTTCAGAACGCTCGCCGTGCTCGGTCAAGTCCCAAGGGTTAATCTGCTCGTAAAAGATCGCGTTGACGGTCTGACCGCTTGCGAGCTGGATAGGCTCGCCCATGATGTCGGCTGCTTCGCTGTTCGCGTTTTCGAGGAAGGTTTCAAAGTTGCTCATGTTGTATTAGGTTATTGGATACGCGCCGAAAATCAAGACGCAAAAAGCCGTCACCCTTTCGAGTGACGGACTATGCTGTTTTCTATATACCCCTATGCAGAAACTTTTTTCTTTGTCGGCTTCTTCGCTTCGGCTTCGATCTTCTTGAGCTTGTCAATATAGCCCTTGCGAATGTAAGCGACTTCTCCTGCCTCGGCGCATTGCTTGTAAGCGTCTAAACACTTTGAAGCGTCTTCCGAGCATACGAGAACTTTGAGCGCACCAGATGGCGACTTGTGAACTGTGGCTGATGGTTTGAACATGGTTTTTAAAAGGTTGAAAAGTAAATGAGCGCCTCGCCAGCCGGGAACTCCCAGCCCAAAATGAGGCGCTCAAGTAAAACTATGCGGTGAGAACTCGAACGCCGTAATCGACTCCCTTGGAAACACCATAGAGAAGATTGCAATTGTAGTAGAGAATGCCGTCAGAGTCATACCAGCGACGAAACTGGACGGGAAGTCCAAGGGCGGGAATGGTGACTGTTTCGACTTCGATGCCTGCTTGAGCAGCAAGTTCGGAATCTACTGTGCGACCCGCCATGAGAAGCGAATTACGCTGGAAGGCGAAGGCTGCAAGATCCTCATCGTTCGCGTCAGCGAGATCAGTTTCGTAGCTGTCGAACTTCGCAACGCGAGGAACCATCGCTTCGGCTTTGTCAGCAGTGATACCGGGAACCTCGGCACTGTTGAGACTCTTAACGAGACTCGCGTAGTAGCTTGGGTTCATGAAGATCGAGCGACCTTGCTTCGGTGCTTTCTTCGTATCGGTCAGCGTTGCGCTCAGATCAGCGAGGTCGTCGCGATCAAAGTTTGCAGCGGTGATGACTGAATTAGTCGCGAAGTTGGCGGCAGTTACAAGATTCCAGATGTCGCCGAATACTTTGTCACCAAGAGCTTGCAGTGCAGGCTCGATAAACAGTGCATTCAGATTGATGCTGGATTTGCTACGCTCTACGTCTGTGAAGCCGTAGGTGAAGCCGTAATGAGTGCCGAGCGTGATTGTCGCGGCAGTCATTGTAACGTCAGCAGCAGCGGTCTTATAGCCAGTGGCCATATCAGCCGCAGTTGGCTTGGTTGGATAACGAGTAGTAACGGAAGCTCCAGCGTCGCGAACGTCGGCGGAGAAGTCAGTGGTGAGCGCCGCTAAGGGCGCGAAGCAAGAGCTAAGTCCTGCGAGTGATTCTTGGGCGATCTCAGCGAGATTCACGCCGGCTACGGTATTTGCCATGTGATTTTATTGGTTGGTGGTTATGATTGGAAGTTATTTTCCGATGAGGTGTTTGTGCTTTGAATACCAGACGTTCTTCGCTTCGAGTCCGTCACGCTTGCCGACTTCGGCGTATTCAGTCCAGAAGTTTTCTGCCGTGACTTGCGAAGCGTCGTCATTGCCTTCAGGTTCAGCGATTGACTCTAGAGTTTGCCGCCCGAAGATCTCAGCGGCTTGAGCTGCGACGGCTTGCGCGGTGACGGCTTCGGCTGCTTCAAGTTCGGCTTTGTGATCTGTATTCATTTTCTGAATACGATCATTAAAGTCTGTTACTTGATTTTGCAAGTCAGAAATCGTCATCGCGCTTTGAGCGAGCGCGTCGCAGTTGCTTGCGTTTTCATTGTTGAGTGTTTCGAGAGCTTCGTCGTGCTTCGATTGCAGACTCGCGACGATCTTTTCAATCGGCAGAGTCGTTTCGGCTTTCGCAGCGACGGCTTGCATGTCAGCGAGCGACGCTGCGGCTTTCATGCCAGTCTCGATGCGGTCAATAAAGCCAGCTTCGAGTGCTTCGTCAGCAGTCAGCCAAGTCGTATCGTCCATGAGCGCAGTCAGTTCGTCAGCGTCGTAGTTGCTGCGCCCGTATGCGTTCACGATTGCAGACTTCATCTTGTCCATAAGATCGGCGTCTTTGCGCAGTTGCTCAGAGTCTCCGATGCTGACAGTCCAAGGGTTGTGAATCATCAGCAGCGCGTTGTCAGCCATGATGATTTGATCGCCAGCCATTGCGATGACAGATGCCATCGAAGCGGCGAGGCCGTCAATGTAAACAGTGACGCTTCCAGCGTGACGCTTGAGAGCGTTAAAGATTACGTTGCCTTCGATGATCGAGCCACCGGGCGAGTTTACGCGGAGGTTGATTGTTTCGACTTCGTTGAGGCTTTCAAGCGACGCGATAAAATCGTTCGCTGTAACGCCCCATCCGCCGATTTCGTCGTAAATATAGATTTCGGCGTCAGAAGTCGAATTTCCTTCGGCGTCAGATTTTTGCTCCATTGCATACCAGTTATTGGGTTGAGTTTTCATTGTCTTTTTCTTTAGTGGTTTTTGTAGTTGGCTCATCCTCATCGTCAGCCTCCTCGACTGGGATCGAATCGCCGGGCTTGGCTAGTGTGCCGAGGTCAGAAACCTCGATGTTAAATTCTGCTGCGATGTCTTGGCGCAAGACGACGTTCGCCGCGAGCTTGCGCAACATTTCTTCGTAGTCCATGCCGCGAGCTTCGACGATACTGTCCTCAGTCGTGAGTCCAGCGCGCAAGTCTTCGATGTCAGCTTTGCGCATGCGCCCTTCATCGACCGTAAAGTTCGCGGGCTTTGTAAAGCCGATCTTATACCAGTCATCGGGTAGATCATAAGTGCCTTGCTTGCCGCGTTTCGCGATCACGTAGAGCGCAGCCCGTTTCATTGCCGACTCGATCACTTCGCAGCGTGCCGCGATTGATTTGTTTATGTCAGCCGCGAAGCCGCGAACGCCAGCGCC